AACAAAAAACAAACTATCGCCTTAGATTATTTGGAAGATAGCACCACAGAGGAGGTATTATTCGGAGGAGCCGCCGGGTCGAATTTTCGCACCCGCGAATTGCGGACCGGGGGTGTGACGGGGCCCAGCGATGAGTGACGGCAAGCTCCGGGTGTCCTACCGCGCCGTGGAGGCGCTGGTGCCCTACGACCGCAACGCGCGTACCCACTCGCCGCTGCAGGTGCAGCAGATCGCCGACTCCATCGAGGCGTTCGGCATGGCCGGCGCGATCGTGATCCGCGACGGCATGGTGGCCAAGGGCCATGGCACCCTGGCGGCCTGCAGGCTCCTGTACGGCGCCGGAAAGCGCGTTTATCCGCCGCCCGGGCCCAATGCGCCGGAGGATCAGCGGCCCGAGGCGTTCCCAGCCGGCAAGGTGCCGGTGCTCGATGCGTCCGGCTGGACCGACGAGCAGTTCCGGGCCTACGTGATCGCCGACAACAAGCTGGCGCTTAACGCCGGGTGGGACGAGGCGCTGCTCGCCGGCGAGCTGCAGGCGCTGAAGGCGTCTGACTTCGACCTGGCCGTGATCGGGTTCGCGCGCGACGAGCTGTTCCGCATGCTGCCGAACGGCGGCGGCAAGACTGACCCGGACGACGCTCCGCCGGCTCCGACGGACGCGGTCAGCGTGCTCGGGGACGTCTGGCTCCTGGGGACTCACCGCCTGGCCTGCGGCGACTCGACACAGGCAGAAACAGTGAACCGGGCCCTGGGGGGCTCGCGGCCGCATCTGATGGTTACAGATCCGCCCTATGGCGTGGAGTACGACCCGTCCTGGCGGCAGAAGGCCGGGGTCGGCTCGAAGGGCGCGGCTACCGGCAAGGTGATGAACGACGACCGGGCCGACTGGCGCGAGGTCTGGGCGCTGTTCCCGGGCTCCGTGGCCTACGTGTGGCACGGCGGCCTGCACGCCGGCACCGTGGAGGACAGCCTGGTCGCGTGCAAGTTCAAGATCCGGGCGCAGATCGTCTGGGTGAAGTCCCGGCCTGCTCTCTCGCGTGGGCACTACCACCGGCAGCACGAGCCGGCCCTGTACGGCGTGCGCGAAGGTGAGGCGGACGACCACTGGCGCTTCGTGCCGGAGCACGAGCTGGTGGGCTACGCGGTGAAGGACGGCGAGACCGCCGACTGGCACGGCGGGCGCAAGCAGTCGACCGTCTGGTTCATCGAGCACGTGAAGTCCGACACCGGGCACGGCACCCAGAAGCCGGTCGAGGCGATGCGGCGGCCGATCGTGAACAACTCCGACCCGGGCGACCCCGTGTTCGAACCGTTCTCCGGCTCCGGGACCACGATTATCGCGTGCGAGGTCACCGGCCGGCACTGCCGGGCCATCGAGCTGGATCCGCGCTACGTGGACGTCGACGTGCTGCGCTGGCAGGCGTTCACCGGCAAGTCCGCCGTGCTCGAGGCGACCGGGCAATCCTTCGACGCCGTGCGCACGGAGCGGCTGAAACCGGCCGCGGCGGCGCCAGCGCCGGCCGCCCCTGCCGAGGCCCCCACCAAGGCGGCGCGGCGCCGCAAGGCGGCCTGACGTGGCGACGCGCGGGCGCAAGCCGACCCCGACCCACCTTAAGCTGGTCCGCGGCAACCCGGGCAAGCGGGCGCTCCCCAAGAAGGGGGACGAGATCCCGGTGGTGATCGAGGAAGTCTCGCCGCCGCCGTTCCTGTCCGACGACGCGAAGGTGGAGTGGGGGCGCATGATGCAGGCGCTGGTCGCGCTGAAGCTGGTCAGCTCGCTCGACCGGGCGGCGTTCGCGGCCTACTGCCAAGCCTACGGGCGGTGGGCGCAGGCCGAGCGCGCGCTGGCCACCATGCGCGAGCGCGACCCGAACGCGGCCGGGCTCCTGGTGAAGACCACCGGCGACAACATCGTCCAGAATCCTCTGGTCGGCATCGCCAACAAGGCCATGGCCGACATGGTGCGGTACGCGGCCGAGTTCGGCATGACTCCGAGCGCTCGCGTCCGGCTCAATGGCTCAGGTGGCGCCGGTGCCCAAGAAAACCCGTTCAACGCGTTCAAACGACCAGGACGGTCGTGACTACTGCGGCATCGCTCTGGCCTACGCCAAGCGTGCCGCCGACGAGAAGAACCGGGCCCGCTTCGGGAAGTGGATCCGCCTGGCGGCGCGCCGCTACATCCGGGACCTGGACCGCGCCGGCAAGCGCGGCGGCCCGTTCTACTTCGACCGCGACGAGGCGGTGCGCGCGTGCGCGTTCATCGAGTGCCTGCCGCACGTAGAGGGCAAGTGGAAGAACGCCGACGGCAGCGAGCAGCCTTGCATCGTGCTCCACGAGAGCGACGTGTTCTTTGTGGTGCAGCTGTTCGGGTTCCGCAAGCTCGACGGCACGCGGCGCTTCACCATGGCGCTCAAGGCCATAGCCCGGAAGAACGCGAAGAGCACGGTGGCCGCCGCGATCGGGCTCTACTGCCAGTGTTGCGAGGACGAGCTGGGCCCGCAGGTCATCTCGGGCGCGACCACCGGCAAGCAGGCGCGGATCGTCTTCAACGTTGCAAAGCGCATGGTCGAGAAGACCTCCGCGCTGCGCGAGGCGTTCGGGCTCGAGGCGTTCGCAAACTCCATCCCCAGCTACCAGAACGGCGGTTCGTTCCAGCCGATCAACGCCAAGGCTTCGACGCAGGACGGTCTGAATCCATCGACCACGATCCTGGACGAGATCCACGCGCACAAGAACCACGACCTCCTCAACGTGCTCCGGTCCGCGGCCGGTGCTCGAGCTAACCCGCTGTTCCTGTTCACCACCACCGAGGGCTACGAGTCTCCGGGCCCCTGGCCGGAGCTGCGGCACTTCGCCGAGCAGGTGCTGCAGGAGCTGGTGGAGGCGGACCACTTCCTGGCGATCATCTACGCGGTCGACGAAGCCGACGAGGAGGCCGGGCTTCCGGCGGACGAGGACTTCGACGAGTCCACCTGGATCAAGGCCAACCCGCTGATCGAAGTGAACCCGATCCTTCTCTCGGAGATCCGGAAGGAGGCGATCGAGGCGAAGGCCATGCCCGGCCGGCACGCCGAGTTCCGGATCAAGCGGCTAAACCGGCGCAGCTCCGTCGCCGGCGGCTGGATCAACCTGTCCAAGTGGCGCGCGTGCTCCGGGCCTGTGGACCTCGAGGCGCTCAGGTCAGTGACCTGTTACGGTGGGCTCGACCTGGCTTCGACGTCCGATCTCTGCTCGTTCAGGCTGGTGTGGCAGGTGGATGGGCGGTGGTTCACGCATGGGTGGCGCTTCGTTCCGCGCTCCGCGATCAAGCACCGGACCGAGCGCGGCCTGGTCCCGTACGAGCCATGGGTGCGTGCCCGGTACCTGATCGAAGCCGGCGAGGAGGTGGTCGACTACGACGTCGTGCGCGAGCACATCCTCGCTGCCCACCGGCGGTTCAAGATCTCGAGCGTGGGCTTCGACCGGTGGAATGCGGCGCAGCTGGTGGCCAAGCTCGAAAAGGACGGCGTTCCCATGGTGGAGTTCATCCAGGGCCCTCGTTCCTACCACCCGGCGATGCAGGAGCTGGAGCGCGCCTACTCCGCCGGGCTGCTCAACCACGGCAACGATCCGGTGCTCAACTGGTGCGCGTCCAATCTGGTGGCGCGGCGCGACGTGAACATGAACACGGCGCCGGACAAGCGGCGCGCGGCGGACAAGATCGATGACATGGTCGCGTTGCTGATGGGCGTCGGCTCCAGCCTGGTGGCGCCGCCGGCAAAGCAGTTTCAGTCCTTCTTCCTGTAATTCGCAGTATCCTCGCGCCTGTCAGAACTGCCGGCCGGCTGGCCGAGGGATGCTCCATGAACCAGCGCGCCTACTCCACGCTCGAGATCAAGGCGGCCACCGAGGATGGCGGAAAGCGGCGCTTCTCCGGCATCGCTTCGACCCCCCAGACCGATCGGATGGGCGACGTGGTCGAGCCGAAGGGCGCCACGTTTAAGCTGCCGATTCCGCTGCTCTGGCAGCACGACTCGCGCGATCCCATCGGCTGGATCACCGCCGCCCGGATCACCGATAAGGGCATCGAGGTGGACGCCGAGGTCGCCAACATCCAGGAGGATGGCGCGCTCAAGACCCGGCTTACCACCGCCTGGCAGATGATCAAGTCCGGCTTGGTGCGCGGCCTGTCCATCGGGTTCAACGCCGAAGAGACGGCGCGCATCGAGGGCACCTACGGGTACCACATCCTCAAGTGGCTCTGGCTCGAGCTGTCGGCGGTGACCATCCCGGCGAACGAGCAGGCCACCATCCTTGCGATCAAGTCCGCCGATCAGGCATCGCTGGCCGCGTCTGGCCACCGTGCGCTGTCCGATGGTCGGGCTTCCGCACTTCCCGGCGTTCCGGGGTTCAGCAAGTCCGCCGCTTCGCGCGGCTCTCAAACCCCAACGGGGAAAGGCTCCACCATGAAAACCGCTTACCAGGAGCTCGCCGAGCTCCGCGAGACGCGCGTCACCAAGACCGCGCGCATGACCGAACTGCAGGACGCCGCCAAGGCGGCCGATCGTCGCCTGTCGCAAGACGAGGCGAGCGAGTTCGATGGCCTGCTCGCCGAGGTCGACCAGCTGGACGACCAGATCCGCGCCAAGTCCCTGGAGGCTCTGAACGGCGCCGCCGCGCGTCCGGTCAACGGCGACAACTCCAAGGCCGCCGGCGAGTCGCGCGGCCCGATGGGCTTCGTGCGCAAGACCGACCCGGAGGACACGTTCAAGGGTCAGAGCTACGTCCGTGCTGCGATCGCCAAGGCGGCCGCGTTCATCGCGATGAAGCAGGGCTCCTACGTCTCGCCGATCGACATCGCGATCCATCGCTGGGGCAAGTCCCACCCGAACCTGATCAACTGGATCAAGGCGGGCGTGGCCGGCGCCGGCACCGGCTCCGGCGAGTGGGGCGCCGAGCTGGCGCAGTCCGACACGCGCTACACCGGCGACTTCATCGAGTTCCTGTATTCGATGACCGTCTTCGACCGCCTGCCCCTGCGCTCCGTCCCGTCGCGCGTGCACATCAAGGGCCAGGACGGCGCGGCGACCGGCTACTGGGTCGGCGAGTCCAAGGCGATCCCGGTGTCCAAGGCCGACGCTTCGGACGTCGAGCTGACGCCGCTGAAGGTGGGCGCGATCGCGGTCAGCTCGAAGGAGCTGATCATGGACTCGCAGCCCTCCGCCGAGCAGTGGATCCGCGACTGCATCGCCGAGGCGAGCGCGCAGCGCGTGGACACCACGTTCCTGGGCAGCGCGGCCGCTTCGGCTGGCGTCTCGCCGGCGGGTCTGCTGAATGGCCTCACGCCGCTGGCGCCGTCCGGCACCGACGCGGCGGCTGTTCGTACCGACCTGATGTCGCTCTACGCTCCGTTCCTGACGGCGAAGAACGCGAGCGGCCTGGTGCAGATCATGACCCCTTCGATGGCCAAGGCGCTCTCGCTCCTGGTCAATTCGCTGGGTCAGGTCGAGTTCCCGGGCCTGCGCGCGACGGGCGGCGAGCTGCAGGGCGACACGGTGTACACCGGCGACAACGTCACCCCGGGCGACTGGATCCTGATGAAGCCGAGCGACATCTGGAAGATCGGCGACTCCGGCATCGAGCTGTCGATGACCGACACGGCCACGCTGGAGCAGGACGACGCTCCGGCCGGCGCGAGCGACACGCCGACCGCGGCGTCCGCCACGCTGGTGAACCTGTGGCAGACCGAGTCGATCGGCTTCAAGGTCGTGCGCCGCATCAACTACCAGAAGCGTCGCTCCGGCGCGGTGGTGGTGCTGTCGAACGCCGAATACGGCGGCGTGGTCAGCTGATCGTCTTCGCGTCCTGAACCGGCCCGGGCAGCAATGCTCGGGCCTTTCCACAGGAGGGCCACTGATGTCCGTCCCACTGCAAGCTCTGCGCGCCTTCCCCTACGCCAGCCGGCGGCTCAAGGTCGGCGAGCACTTCGAGGCCAAGGGCGAATCCGACGCGCGCCTGCTGTGCGCCATCGGTCACGCCACGCGGCACGTCCAGGTTCCGCAGGCAATCACCGACCCCGTTCCCGATCCCGCTCCTGTCGCCACCAAGCGCGGCAAGGGCTACCGCAAGCAGTCGCTCGAGGCTCAGGCTTCGACCGACGCCGCACCGGCACATTTGCTGGGGCCCGTCGCCAGCGAGGCGCAAGCCTCCGAATCCGGCACCGCGGAGAAGCCCGAGGCTGGCAACCTCGAAACCGCGCCGCCGGCCGACGAGCCGGCATCCACCCGTCGCCGCTACCAGCGCCGCGACGTGACCGGGACGCCCGAGTGAAGTTCGCGCCCATCCTGCGCCGCGGCGTGACTGGCCTGCTGCGCAAAGCGGGCATGCTCTCCCAAGTGCCGACACGCGGGCGCGGTGTCGGATTCTCCTGGTTCGGCGATGGCCCCGACACGTTCCAGAAGGACGTGGAGGTGGTGGTCGACAAGGTGCTCTCCCACCCGACCGTCTATGCGTGCATCACGCTGATCGCCAGCGACGTGGCCAAGGTCGGGCTCGAGCTGCGCATGCGCGAGGACGAGGGGTATTGGGAGGTCACGCAGAACCCGGCTTTCTCGCCGGTGCTGCGCAAGCCGAACCACTACCAGACCCGGCAGCAGTTCATCGAGACGTGGATGATCTCGAAGCTGCAGCGCGGCAACGCCTACGTGCTGAAGGTACGCGACGCGCGCCGCATCGTGGTCAAGCTCTACGTGCTGGACCCGACGCGCGTGCAGCCCCTGGTGGCTCCGAACGGCGACGTGTTCTACCAGCTCAACAGCGACGACCTCTCCGGCCTACCGATCGACCTGCCGGCGGTTCCCGCCAGCGAGATCATCCACGATCGCATGGAGTGCCTGTTCCATCCGCTGGTCGGGACGTCTCCCATCTTCGCGTGCGGCGTGGCCGCCACGCTGGGTCTGCGCATCGACGCCGCCGCGGCGCGTTTCTTCCAGAACATGTCGCGGCCCAGCGGCGTGCTGACGGCGCCGGCAGCCATCAGCGACGAGGTCGCCGCGCGTCTCAAGCGCGAGTGGGAATCGAACTACACCGCCGACAAGATCGGCAAGGTGGCGGTGCTCGGGGACTCGCTGAAGTTCGAATCGATGGCGATCGACGCCACCGACGCGCAGCAGACCGAGCAGCTGAAGCTGTCCGACGAGCGGGTGTGCACGTCGTTCCACGTGCCAGGCTTCATGGTCGGGGTCGGCTCGCTGCCGAGCTACGACAACGTGCAGGCGCTTTGGCAGCAGTACTACAACCAGTGCCTGCAGAAGCATTTCGAGTCGATCGAGGCGGTGCTGGACGAAGGTCTGGGCATCGCGGGCAGCTCCCTGCGCACGGAGTTCTGCCTGGACGACCTGCTGCGCATGGACTCCAAGACCCTGGCCGAAGTGGAGGGCCTCAAGGTGCAGCGCGGCATCGCGTCTCCCAACGAGGCGCGCCGGAAGTTCAACCTCGAGAAGGCCGAGGGTGGCGACTCGCCGATGGTCCAGCAGCAGAACTACTCGCTCGCGGCGCTGGCAAAGCGCGACGCCAGCGCGGACCCGTTCGGCAAGACGCCGGCGGCCGCTCCGGCTCCCGCTCCGGCGCCGGTGGACCCCAACGCCGACCCTGCCGAGGATCCGGCATCGACGGAGGACGTGCAGAAGGCGGTCGACGCTGGCATGGCCACCGTCATCAGCCAGGTCCGGGCGGATGTCGCGCTGGCCAGCGCCGAGCTGCTGCGCGGGATGACCGCGGCGGTGGCCGACTACGAGGCGCGGGCCGCTGCGAAGGCCGCCGCCGAAGCCGAGCAGAAGAAGCAGGTCGACACGGAGGCTGCAGCGCGCCTGCTGCAGTTCGGCGATGCCCTCACCCGACGAATCGCTCGAGCAACCGCCGAAGTCTAAGCGCGCGGTCCTTCGCGGCCGCGATGGTCGGGATGGGCGCGACGGCAAGGACGGCGCCGACGGTCTGCCTGGCGCTGCTGGCATTGCCGGCAAGGACGGGATGCCCGGCCCGGCCGGCACGCCGGGTCCACGCGGTCCAATCGGCGATCGCGGGCCCATTGGCCCTCGCGGCTTGGCCGGCGCGCCTGGAGCGGCCGGGAAGGCCGGCGATCGGGGCCCTCGAGGCGAGGCCGGCCCGAAGGGCGACCCGGGGCCTGTCGGACCGATGCCTGCTCACCGCTGGAAAGGCACCCAGCTCCAGTTCGAACGCCCGGATGGCCAATGGGGCGAGGCAGTCGACCTGCAGGGGCAGAAGGGCGAGCGCGGCCGCGACGGTGTAGGCGGCGGCGGCAGTCTCCAGGTGACCGGTGGTGGCAGCGGCGGCGGCACCGGTAACAGCTACTTCCCGTCCGGCTGGTGATCGGAGGATCCATGCATTTCGTTCTCTCGCTCGTGCTCGCGCTCTGGGCGCAGCTGGCTTCGGCGCAGGTCGCTACGGCGCAGTGGTGCCTTCCCGCCAGTCCCTGGGTTCCAATCGAGCTCTCCGGCGGCCAGCTCATGCAGGGCATCGTGCCGCCGATCAAGGGCGAGTGGCACGCCGTCTGGTGCCGCACCGGAACGTTCAATGGTGGAACCGGCGAGCTCTGGCGCCTGAAGACGCACGCGGTGCTCGACAAGTACCGCACCGTCAACGGCGCTGCGCTGGTCGCCGCGGCGCGCTCCATCCTAGCGGCGCCTGATCCGCTGGGTGCTCTGGACGCGATGCTGACCTCCGGCCGCATCGTGCCGCCGCCGGGCTCGCAGGACCGCTTCGAGTGGGAGACGCTGCTCTACGCGGCGTGCCAGCAGGGGACGGCGCTGCCGCCCGTCCCGAACGCTGCCGTGACTGGCACCTGCACTCCACCGACCCCAATCCCACCACCTGTGGACGTCTGGCGCACGCCGGCGGCCGGAACTTTCACCCTCTACACGCTCAAGAACGGCGCGCTCGGTGGCATCATCGCGGGGCGCAAGGCGTCCGCAAACGCGGCGTGCGATTGCGCGTCTGGCAAGGCAACCAGCGGCACCTCCACCTACTGCTCGCTCTCCGGCGGGCCAGCGGCCGAGGTGACGCTTTGCAAGAAGGTGGCCCCCTGATGGACCTCAACGTCCGCTTTTTCCTGTCGTTCGAATCACCCCAACTGGAGAGACTTCTTATGGATCTCGATACCCTCAAAGCGCAAATCGCCGACCTGGACGCGAAGGTCACCGACCTCAGCGCGCAGGTCGAAGAAGCCAACGGCAAGACCGACGAGCTGATCGTGGTGGCCAACACCACCAAGGACGCTCTGGTCGCGCTGCAGAACGCCGGCGGCGCCACGCCGGC